GTTTTGAATTCAACCCCGCCGCCGTCTTCCCCGTTAACTCCAATATGCTTTTTGGTTTTAACGTTCTGCATTAGTTCTTCCAAGTTGTCCCCTTGGAAGCCTTTAACGACAACCAAATATTCGCTTGCATCTTGTAAGTTATTAGAAAGGCCACAAGACATTAAATCATAATCATCAATTAATGATTTAATAGGCTTTAGGCCGGAAAACTTCTTTTTGCAATTATCAAGCCGGAAGAACGGGATAAATCCAAGCGTTTCATAATAAAAATCGGGATCATCGTCACGCTTTTTATAAAGAACGTGCGGGCGCGGATTTGGGCGCTCTTTCGTGGATTTATCAAGAATAATTTCCCCGTCCTTTTCGGAAGAATAAAAATAAGTTTGGGATTTATCCCAAACTTGAATTCTTTTAATCGGCGTTCGATCTTTGCCGAACTTTTCAATATACCAATAGATAATATATTCCTGTCCGTCACTTGAATATTTACTTTCAACTTCAATAACGCCCATCGAATCCGCCCATTCAAACGCAAGCTTGTTTTCTGCGTTTTTATAGACATACATATAATCAAAGCCCTTTGCAATTGCGCCTGTTAAAACTTCGTAAAGCTCCGAAAGAAAATCGTCATTTTCGTTGAAGTATTCGTTCAAGAACGATTGCAATTCCGGCAAGTCTGACTTGATAAAACCATCCTTGCCGGAAAGCATATATTGAACTTCCTGGTCTACAATTTCAGTAAAAAACGGGTGTGAAATCTTGATATTGGAACGTGTCTTATCCTCCACCAAAACCCCATCCGCATTGTAATAATAAAGCTTGTAATTTAGAATATCATGCAAGCCCTCATAATACATTTGTCCCGTGCGGGCGAACTGCTTTTGTTCACTCGCTGCGTCTTCCTGCATAAACTCTAAAATTTCGGATTCTGTAAGCATATTTGTTCACCCGCCTTTCGTAGACTTTAAATTTCTGCAAGCGCGGCTTTTGCCTGTTCTTTAAAGCTTTCGCAATCTCCAAGCATTTCCGCATCCTTCAAAATATTTTCAATATGAAAAGCGTGTGTCATTTCTTCCCGCGCAATATCCTTGAAAATAGGATCATTAAAAGCCTTGTAAAGATCAACGTAAACAATAACGTCTTTATATTCCTTTTTCAGAATTTCATTAAGTGTCGTATAGTCCATTACACCGCGCCCCCGATAACGCCAGTGGTAAGACCCGCGTTACCAACTGCTCTACTCGCATGCTCCATAATTTTTGTTTCCTTTCTTTTAATAAAAAATTTTATTTCTCAATTCGATTCTGCGCACAAATCGAATATTGAAAACCACTATCCATAAGGTACATACGCGCCGTTCTTGAAAATATAGGGCCTGTATTGAACCCATGTTCCACTTTTGCGGATATACACCTTATGAGAAACAAAATTTTCGCTTCTACGGATATAGACAAGGCCCAAAGCTTCACTTGTCGCTATAACTGAAATATCACCCGTAACCCAATAATCAAACCCGCTTTCCACAATATACCCGTTGACGGTATGCGTTAAAATAGCATAGCCATTATCCGCGCTAAACGTTACAACAATCCTATCACCGTGTGTTAGCGTTGCCCCGTTTACAAGCTCAACGCCGTTCCGCGTCACTGTCACATGGGAATGCGCGTCCGTTGTGATCGTAAGAGAATAAGTCCGCGCCGTTCCGGGAAAAGTCGTGCTTGTGCTTCCGTTGAAAACTGCTGTGTTCTCTCCAAGCACAACCGTATTCGTAAAGTTAACCGTACAATTCCCGTATCCATCATGATCCTTTTGAAAGCTCCACGAACCGGGATAGCCGCTATATGCAACATATATATCACTCCAAGTGGTAAGCAATACGGCCCTATAAGGATAACCACCATCTTCAATTCCAAAGGTTTTGAATGTTATATCGTCTGCCGTAATGCTTCCACCTGTAATATTAGCGGTATTATATTCATATGCCCCCCGAAATTGCGGCGTTACGGTAAACATAGAACGATTGTTTGCGCTATTATAACTCTGTTCAACTTTTAACCTTGTGTAATAATTCCCGGAAGCCCAACCGTTTTCATCGGGAATATAAAAGGTTGCCATAAAATCACACCTTTAAGAAGAAAATTTGTCCTTCTTCACCGCTTTGTGGAAGCGTATCACCATAATTCACGCCATCCGTTAGAATCATAGGGCCATTTACGGGAAGACCATTGGAAAAGTCCGTCTTGGGGCCAGTTACGGCGTTATCTTCGATTTTACTTGTTCCGATTGTAATATTTTCAAGCTCTGTTTTTGTGGCATATTCGGAAGTATCAATTTGGGAAATTTGTTCGTTTATTTCATCCTCAAAAGTCGAAACACGATCTTCAATTTCTGTTTCAAATGCTTCTTGATCCGCTTGAATAGCGTTATACAATGCTTCCATCTGTCCGGCAACTGTAAGCATTTGAGAATAAATACTTGCTTCCGCGCTCTGTGATCCAAGGGAAGCGGAATAAAAGCCCTCTACAATCTCATACCAAATAACTTCGGAAGTAAGAACATTGCTTCCGTTAACACCGATAACACCAAGCCAAATTTTCCCGTCCGTTGCTACAACTTCACGGGGAACAATGGCTTTTCCTTGTCCGTCAATTGCAGCTTCGTAAACATCTTCTTTGTTATCATCCCGGTAAAAGATTGCGTTCTTGCCGTAACCTTCCCATGTGGAATCAAACGTGAAAATAACAAAGTCTGTTTCAATATCCCCGGCGGAAATCATTGGGGCATTTGTGATCGTCAATGTTTGATCTACAACTTTAGCTTTAATAACGCTCATTTTTAATCCCTCTTTCGTACACTGTGAATTTCTCCATCAATGCAATAAACACAATATCTTTTCAACCGGATCAATCCACAAGTAACCGCGTAACAATCGCCCCGCGCCCATTTGCCGATATAATTAATAACGCCTGGGCGCGGAAGCTTGTTAGATTTAAAATATTTTTGAATCTTATCTTTCAAGAATAATCAACCCCGTATCGGTCAAAAAGAGTTTTTACTTTATCGTTCTTAATAATCTGCTTTTGCTGGCCGTTATTCAAAGAATCATAAACAGTTTGCAAAGCTTCCTTTGTTTCGGCTTTCACTTGTTCCGTTTTCTCTTTTAAAACAGTCTTTTTCATTCCGTTACCCCCAATTCCGCAAGGGCCGCTTCATAATCCGCAATCGTTGCTTCATCCGTTGGCATACTCCCATCGTCAATAATTTCACCCTCCGTGTACGTTCTGCCAAGTTCCGCCGGGTCACAGGCTTCGGAATACGCCACGCCATCCCGCACCACATAGCGTCCGGCATCAGAATAGGTGCGGATGAAGTCTCGACCATTCAAGTCGAAATGTTCCTGTTTGATCATGCTCTCCTCCTTATGCCGCAGTCGCCGTGATGACAATGTTGTCGTAACAGTTATCCACAAGCACAACGCCCGTCGCGCTGTCATAAGCGGTGCTTGTAATGTCGGTGCCGCCGCGAGTGACAGTCACGGACGAAAGACTATACCCCGCATCTGCCGTCAAAGTAGTTGTGAACGCCTTCCCAAGCTCTACGCTGGCGGCGTTATTGGAACTGGCACAATGCGTAAGATTTTGCGTAATTGTCATATGCAAAAGCGGATGACCGTCTGCATACTGGTTTTCGTAAATACTTCCCTCGATCTTGGCCCAAGTAACTGTTCCGTACCCATCAAGTACCGACCAGTTTGTCGCTGCCTTATAGTCGAGATCCGTGCCATCGCCGAGATGGTTGTACAACGCTTCTGGAATATAGATCGTGCCGCCCGTGCCGCCTGATTTGAAAGGCGTGTTTTGGAATGCTGCCGATGCCGCTGAACTAAGTGCATGAATTGCGCCGTTTTTCCGCAGAATCAGTGTAGTTAACTTGGAATCATATGCAAAATTTTCGCTGGCAATTGCTCCGAAAACAATGTCAATAACTTCCACATTAGGCGTACGGGCCATTGCGAGTCTTGTATTAGGGCTGCCGATCACAACGGTCTTCAGCTTTGAACAGTTTTGGCAGAAATAGCTCGTGCCCCCGGCTGTGACCAATGGTGCGTAAATAGTAACAAGATTTGTGCAATTGCTGAAGAATCCCCCCAGAGAAGTAAATCTTGTGAGGATGTTCACTTTCGTAATCCCTGTATAACCTGTTAAAATAACTTTTGGAACGGTATTGATCGTGACTTCCCCAGTAGGCTCTGTTTTGTTAAGAAAACCGTCTAGACTCCATCCGCCCGCTTCAACATTGACTTCCGCGCTTGCGTATTGTCTAACATCAATTGTTCCATTCTCTGTAATC